TCAAAGCCAGCGTCCAAGCGCGCACGATGAGCGGTCCGAGCAGCAAGAGTCTGCACAGAAGGCGACGGCAGTTCCCCGTCCTCGTAGAAGTGGCCTTCCTTCTTGCAGTAATCAGAAGCCTGCTTAGGAGTGCCCTTCATCGGCTCCCAGTGAGCGCCAGGTAGAATCTTCTTACACCCAGTGAGACGTTTCTTGTCTTTGAAGATGATGTAGCCCTGTAGATGAGGGGTATGCTCAATGAGGCCTTCTTCTTCACCGTAGACCAAATACGTGTAGAGATCAGTCGTAAGACGGAGCTTGTCACGTGACGTCCAGTTGTTGAGAGTAAAGCACCAATGCTTAGCATAAGTAGGGGTTTTCCCAACAGTACCGACTAGGTCGAGATCGGCCATACTTAAGTATCGGAGATTGAGAAAAAGTATAGAAAGAACAGACTTTATATAGGAATGTAAGACCTATCACTTTGGTCTGGTCTATACAAGGTGGGTAATACTGGCCACCTTGTATTTTGGACCATTCCTATATAGTAAAAATTTTGATGATCAGTGAAAATAAGCCGTTTTATGACGGACACTGCGCAGAAGGGATATATGCAGACAGAAATAGGCAGTATAGTTCGGATATCTGCGCAAACTGATGAGGTCATCAAATGTAGTCAGAAAGTTTCTTTTTTCTGTACAGAGTCTTAGTTCTTAGTGTTTTTTAGCCTTAATATTTTCTTGGTCTGTCTTGTTCCTCCATCGCTGGAGAAACGCTCTATTTGTCCTGTAAGTGGCTAGGATTGTTTGCAGGAGTCTAGAGAAAGTCACGTGATGGAATACAATGTACATGAACTCTATATTAGACTAATTGCATGGGATGAGTCCTTGAGTAGAAATGTACATCAGGTGTCACGTCAGGCACTCGGGGCTCGCTCGGCTGTGCCTCGCTTCGACGGCACCCCACTCGTCGCTTCGCTCCTCGGGGGCTCGCGGCGGCGTGCGCCTTGCTCGGGGAGCCTGCGGCTCCCTGCCTACCCCGACTGTGCCTTCCTCAGTGTTATGTATTGTTAGAAATAGGTGTATTTGTTAAAATGTCGATTTTTTAGATCACGTTTGGTTTTAGCTGCAAGAAAAAAGTGTTAGTTAAGGATATATACGGTATTTTTTATTCAAAATGTCGATTTTTTTACACACACAAAAAGAATCACGCATCAGTGTAGTGGAGAAGAGTCTCAAGAAGGAACTCCACACAGAGATCATTGTCAGTCAGAACGGTGTAGAAAAGACCGTTCGTATAGTATTCGGTTCCAGCGGGCGAGAGCTCAATGGTCATGTTGAGAGAGATACGCCCTGAAGAGAAGATGCCAAGAGGAAGCCCATCTGGCATGTAGTTGCGGTTGGTGTTCGTAGACGAAGTAGTTGTGTTAACTTCAGAGGGCTGCGGAACGCCCAGGTAAAATACTTCATCGTGAAGTACTGTGAAGTTGTCATTGTTGAGAGGATTAATCGGGCGAGTAATCTCAGTCTCAGTGGTGGGAGAGGCGCCGAAGAAGTAGGAGATGGGTGGGTCTGAGCCTAGCTGTGACTGGTCCTTGACACGGAACACGAGGAATCGAGCCGCAGCAGCACCAGAGGGGTAGCCATCCAATGACTGAGGAACACTAGCAGGAGTGTTCGACCTCAACTTGATGCGATAGTCAACAGACTTGGCACGAATGTGATCACCGATACGCTCGTTAATACCAGGGCCCTGGGCAGGTACTTCCACGAAAGTTGGGCAAGACGCTCCAGCCCATTCACGAGCGGTACGTACAACCGTAGCGCCAGCTGACCACTTCTTTTCGGGTTTGGTTTCCCGGGCGAGTCGTCGAATTTGCTTCTCCAATTGAGCCACGGTAGTCTTTGAGCCACGCTTTGAAGCGCGTCGGCGTCGATAGCCCGAAGAGCCAACAGAGTTAGCAGTGTTAGAAGTGGAATCAAGACGAGTGACGCGAGGCATAATGACAATGAAAAGTACGTTTTTGGTAAAGTTGTTCCAAACGTCAAATAAAAAAGGTAGTCGTATATATAGGAAGTTTTTAGTCTATACTCAACTGGACTAGATCAAATCACTCTTCATCACTATCAAAAATAGAAATGTACACTCTCTCAGGAGTCTTCGCAGGTTCCGGGACAGGCTCAGGAGTAGGCTCCCACTCAAAGTCGATAGCAGTAAAAAGCTGGGCATTCTGCCGATGTAGAACTTGAGGACTCGGAGGAGGTGTCAGAGAGCTCCTCACGACACCGAAGTGAGTGGACGTAAACCGCCTCTCCAAAGCTTGGATATCCACTTCTTTCACTTTCGGGTCCGTCGAAAACAGTTCCCGGATGGTATAGTTCGAAGTCACGATGATAGTCTTCGGTCGAATCTGAACTAGAGAGCCCTTCATCTCCACTGGAAAAGAGTACTTGTCCGTCCACCTCTTGAGGAAGGAGTAGAGGTAGGAGTGAGATGTATCCAGGTCATCGATGATCACAGTCTCTTGATTCGAGTACCCATCCCACCACTTGTTAGGAAGTTTGTCGTAATGACGATTGTCAGTCCCAAGCCTCGCAGTATAGCTTTTCCCAGTCCCGGGTGGCCCATAGTACCACTTACCGCAGACACCATCAATAGATGGGAGAGGTTGTTGATGATCAGATTGAATGGTCTTGAAGGCTCGAAGATGAGGGATGAGAATGTCAGTCTCAATATCATAGATACGGCCTGCTTTGGCCAATTCAAAGCCAGCGTCCAAGCGCGCACGATGAGCGGTCCGAGCAGCAAGAGTCTGCACAGAAGGCGACGGCAGTTCCCCGTCCTCGTAGAAGTGGCCTTCCTTCTTGCAGTAATCAGAAGCCT